CATGTTCAAGATCTCGGATTTGTCGTTGATTTCCGCTAACCCGAGTATTGTTCTGAGAAATGCCATGCGTTAGATTTGTAATCTCCTTAGATAGGTCGTTGAATTGACGTTCTCGATCTTGTTCAAACTTAATGGTCGATTCCAACTCGTCGAAACCTTCCTTTAGTTTCTTTGCTGTATTTTGAACGTCATCAATTTTATTTAACCGGAATGATTCTTCAATGTCCTGCGTACAAGTAGGGCATACCGTATTTTCACTGAAGAACTTATGCTCTTTAGTAATAGCAGATACTTTCTGAGAGATTTTTCCTCTAAGTGTGTTTAGTTTCGATAACTTTTGTCTAGCACCTGCAACCTTTTCTTGCTTCTTTGTAGTGTTTTGTAGATCTTCTTGAAGTTTAGTATTTTCTTCAATGTATTCATCAACCTCTCTCATAAGATTTGTAATCTTGGCATTATTAGAATCAATATTCTGCTTACCACGATTTTCTAACTCATCTATGAAGTTCTGTTGCATCTTCATCTTGTCTTTAAGAGTTTCTTTCTTCAAATCAAGAGACTTTACCTGATCTTTTTGAGTACGAATCTTATCCTTGAGGATATTATTCATCAGAGAGAAGATACGAATATCCAGAAGATCTTCAATCACTTCACGACGATTTGCAGTCGTCAACTGCATAAAGGGAACAAAGGTGCTGCTACCCAGAATTACGATCTGAGTGAATGACTTATAGTTTACTTTAAGAATATTATCTTCCAACACACGTTGCATTGCACGATCATCTGCTTCACGATGAAGTTCCGTACCGTTTACAACAATATCAAAAACAGTGGGTTTGATTCCACGTCGGACAATATATTGACGACTATTGATTTCAAACTCAATCTCAACTAAACAGTCACGCTCATTAGTAGCGTTGACCAACTGAGGTTTGTTGATTTTACGAAATGGTTTATTAAACAGAACAAACGTAAGTGCATCCAACATTGTGGATTTACCCGCACCATTTGTTCCAATGATTAAATTAGTATGGTGTTTCTGAAAATCTATTTCAGTAAATTGATTACCAGTAGAGAGAAAATTTTTCCACTTAATCTTCTGGAAGGTTATCATCTAAATCTCTGGGAGGAATCACAATATCATTCGGCGTCACCACCGCGTACTTGTAATTATACCTCTTACAGGTCAGAATAGCAAGTGCATCATCAACCTCTACAACGTCCATCTCTGCCTCTTCATCCTCTTCCAAGTGCATAGCATAACGCTCTGCATCATCCTCCTCTTCAAAGAGAAAGAGTACCTTTTCACCGTATCGATTCTGTACGGCATAGGCACCCTCCTCTTTTGAATTTCTGAGCGTTAGTAAGAACATTACTCGACCTCGCAGGCTTGTGAATAGACTTTCTGAAGGATCCCCTTGATAATAGTGCTATCACAATCAAACTCTGCCTCGTCAATATATCGATTTAAGATAGAGATAGTGTTTTCACTTTCCTCAACTTCAAACTCTTCGTTTTCTTGAACAGTGAAGTTTTCTACAATCTTTAGGTCTTGAATACCACAGGAATATAACTTATCTATAAACTTTTCAAATTTCTTAGGTTCGGTTTTCTTCCTAACGATAACTTTTACAATCTTATTAACATACTCTCTGGTGTCAAAAGTTTGATATGGAGTATCGTCGTAATAGATGTTATAAAACAGTCTGAATGGATTATCAATCTGCTCAAAATCCAGAGTGTCTGTATCAAAGATAGTGAACCCGCGAGGATCGTTCACATCATTCCAGAACATCTCATATGGATTGCCTAGGTAGAAGATTCGTCCGTTGTCCGATCGTGTATGGTAATGACCCGAAAATGTCCGCTCGAACTTCTCAAATAATGAGCACTCCATACCGTCTTCCATGATGTGTCCGCGATGCGCTCTAAATCCGTTGAGCTCAAGGTGCCCCATCGCGCACGAGCTAGTTGAAACTTTAATTGATTCGATACTACTCTCAGTATTTTCTGCATTGATCCAAGGGATAAACAAAACTTGTAGTCTATCTATCATAACCTCAGTACATTCTGCGTAAATTTTTACGTTCTTATACTGTTTGAGCAACAAATCTACAGAGTTGATAGAATTAGTATCTTTATAGTAGGCAGTATGATTACCAACGATAGTATGAACAGTAATGCCTAGTTTTTCCAATCGATCGTAGTAGTTCTCCTTTGCCCATTCAAGAGACCACAGATCAATAGAGCGACGGTTATCAAACGTATCGCCCATATCAATTACCGTCGTGATTTTATTTTCTTCCAGATATGGGAAGAAAATTTCATCATAGAACTTCTTGAAGTATTCATGAAGAAACTTGGAACCCTTACGAGCACCAAAGTGTTGATCGGTAATAATAGCAACCTTCATTGACGATTCGTCTTGTAAGCAATATTGTCCTTGATAGTATTATACTCTGAACTGCTGTTAGAAAGCAAGCTATCATCAACCATCATAACTTCATCGTAACCAGTGCGTTCGATGATCTTAGTTTTAATTTCCAGTTGCTTCTTCTCTTTCTGGATTCGACGTAGAAAGGCGTAGTGGATAATCTGCGTAAAGTAAGCAAACGGATTCTTAGATTTCTCTGGATCGAAGTTGTGAATGTATTGAACACAGTTTTCAATACCATCAGAGATCATATCGTCTCTGAACATATAATTCACAAAGTTGGGTTTGTAGGATAAGTGTGTTGCAATCTTAAGAAAGCACTCACCCAAGTAATTAGTAATCTGTGGTTTACCTGACCACTGTTGAGATCTATCTGCCTTAGTGGGTTCTCTACCGTTGATCTCTCTGAAACTATCAGCAACCTTTGCTCTATAGACAATCAATGCCTCAAGAAGTTCTTTGTTATTAACGTAGTGTTCTGATTTCTTTTTAGACATAACATTGTTTCGTTCAATAAACTATCGTTATGTATATTATACCATACTATGAGGGCTTGACAACATAGTGAATAATAAGTAGAATACCTTTGTTAGGTTTGAAGAGACAGCTTTAGCTTTCTTTATTATCTTTAAGTTTATAGAGATTCTCTAGCATTTGTCTAGCATCATCTAC